CATTGACGATCCGGCAGACACTGAGGGCATCCCGCTCGCTCAGGCAATGAAAGAGTGGTCTTAAATACTTCATTTTTTGTTACATTCACTTTACGATATCCATAAAATTGTTTAATGGGTGGAAAGTGAATGGCGATCATAAAATGTAAGGAATGCGGAAATGATGTTTCTACCGAGGCCCTATCCTGCCCAAAGTGCGGGGCTGTAATTTCAAAGACAGGAATAAAAAGGCCTGGTTGCTTTGCTTTGATAGTTAGTCTGTTTGCGCTGTATTATTTAGTAAATTACTTTGGCGACAAGCCCACAACCGATAGCAATATAGCAGTAACAAACAGTGATACCATTAAAAATGATGTTGCACCTCAACCAGTGGTTCAAGCGCCTAAAAAGGAAGAACCAGCCCCTGCCACTCCCATATCAAATATTAAAAATTGGGGGGAAGGTGTAGTCAAAGATGAGATGACGGACAAAGAGAAACCGTATTTATTTACGACATCATTAAACGGAGCAGATTTCAATTTCCCTTACCATGTAGATGGTGGTTCAAAAGCTACTATTGTCATAAGAAAAGATTTAAAAAGGAAAGTTGCATACATAGTTATTGAGAAAGGTCACATTATTTGTAGTTTTGATGGGTGTGAAATACAGACGCGTTCGGATTCGGGTAAAATTCAAAAATGGTCGGCATCGGAAGCTAGTCCAGGAGATAATGCTGCAATATTTATTGATAATGTAAATGCATTTGAGCGTTATATTATTAATAATAAAAATATTCGAGTTGGTATTGAATTTTATGAATACGGAATAAAATCTTTTGACTTCAATGTGTCTGGATACCCCGGACTTTAAATTAATTATCTTTAAAACCCGCTTAGGCGGGTTTTTTTATGCTTGGAGTTTATATGGCCAGCAAATCGTTAGGTACTTTGACGTTAGATTTGATCGCCAAAGTTGGCGGTTTTGTTGCAGGAATGAGTGAAGCGGAGCGTTCATCTGCAAAGTGGCGTAAAGAGGTTGAGAAAAATGCTAAGGCTGTTGGCACTGCAATTGGTGCCACAACGGTCGCCATTACGGCCGCGGCGGTTGGCGCGGGTTTAGCCGCTTTAAATATAACTAAAAACGTTGCTGAATCAGTTGTTGAAACCGATAGGTGGGCTAAGTCTTTAGGCATCAGTACAACCGAACTTCAAAAATGGCAATACGCAGCGACTCAGGCGGGTTTATCTGGCGACAATATTGCAGATATTTTTAAAGATCTGAACGATAAAATTGGGGATGCAGTACTCAATAAGAGCGGAGAAGCCGCACAGGCCTTAGATACCCTCGGCCTGTCTGCAAAAAAACTACAAAACGTTTCACCAGATAAACAGCTGTTGGCAATATCTGCTGCGATGAAGGGCATGAATGTTGCGCAGAAAACAACGATATTTGAAGCGTTGGGGAATGATCTCTCAAAAATGATCCCATTGCTGGATAATGGCGCTCAGAAGCTAAACCAATTAAAGCAAAAGGCTACAGACAAAGGTCTGGCCTTGCCCCAGGGGGATATCGATAAATTACTTGTTTTCAACAATTTTATTCAAGATATCGGCGTTTCGGTTGACGGTGTGAAAAATAAAATCGCAGTGGGTCTTGCTAATGCAAACTTGGATCCGTTGAAAAAGGCTTTAGACGACACGTTCAATATCGTTACATCCCCAGAAGTATTACAGGGACTTGTCAACCTTGTGACTCAGGCATCGAACTTGGCCGGGTGGCTTATCAAAGGGGCGGGTGCCTTAGGCGACTTCGCAAAGTTGGCCGGAATTAAAGTTGCCGAGTTTGGCGGTAATATTGATCTAAATAATATCGACCAAGTTACCGCGAGAATGAAAGTTCTGCAAAAGCAGATCGACGATACTAATAACGATAGTAATGACTTTAGACGCGGCATCGAAAGTTTCCTTACTGGAAAAGATTTCAGTGTTGGAAAAGCTACCGACGAACTGAAAAAACTTCGTTCAGTTAGATCGTCTCTTTTAAAACCTGTAACCATACCTACTGGATTGGCGGTTCTGGACCCTAAAATAGCAGTCCCTACTGATTTTAAATTAGGTAATGGTGAACATAACCAAAAGCAAACCGCTAAGAAACAAGCAAAGGATCCTTTGGTTTCTGCCTACGAAGACCGAATGAATGCGCTTAAACGCGCCGCTGCATTGGTCGATACAACCGGCAAGAAAGAGAGTGATGTTACTGAATTACAGAAAATAAATTACGATATTCTTGAGGGGAAATTATCGAAACTTAATGAGACTCAAAAAGAAAATCTCAAATTAGCCGCCAAAGAATTAGACGCTAAAAATGCATTAAAAAAAGCCAATGAGGATAATTTAGCTGTACAAGAATTTGCGTCTAATTTAGGAAAAGAAAATAAAAACGTTAAGCAAGGTTTGAATGTTGAATTTGTTGGCGCTGGAATGGGATCCGAGGCAAAAGCACGCCTGCAGGAGCTGGTTAGCGTTCAGCAGGATTTTCAGGATAAGCAGGCCGATCTACAATCACAACATAACAAAGGAGAAATTAGCAGCTCTCGTTATGATGATGAAACAAAAGAATTAAGTAAGGCTTTAGAGGTAAGGTTAAAAATCTATAAGAAGCACTGGGAGGACCAAGATAAACTTAAAGATGATTGGCAATCAGGCGCGTTAGATTCTCTCAAAGACTACATGAATTCCGCTCAAAACTATAACCAACAAGCTGCCGATGCTGTTGCGGGTGTGTTGCAATCGGCTACCAGCAGTCTCGCTGATAACATAACCAACGTAATTACCGGGACTGAGTCATTAAGCGATGCTTTCGTTAACGTTGGGCAAACAATCCTTAATTCCATAGTAAGCGCATTGGCCCAAATGGCGGCGCAATGGCTCATAAATCAGGCATTGATGGCAGTAATCGGCAATGCTTCGGTCACTCAATCCACAACTCAGGCAACAGCCACCGCCAATGCGTGGGCACCTGCTGCAACGGCTGCTTCTATCGCTTCATTCGGTGGTGCAGCGGTTGCAGGTACGCTGGCGAACGCGGCGGCAATGATTGCCGGTAAGTCGCTATTCGGTATGGCACACGATGGCGTGGATTCCGTTCCACAGACCGGCACCTGGTTATTGCAGAAAGGTGAGCGCGTCACGACGGCCAATACCTCCGCAAAACTGGATGCGACCCTTGAGCGGGTAAGTAAAAGCTCAACGGGTGGCGGTGGAAATACCTATTCTCCCACCATTCCGATCAGCATAAATGGGAATCCCTCAGATGCCACGATAGCCCTGACGCGCAAAGCGGCAGAGCAAGGGGCCATTAAAGGTTACAACATGGTGACACGGGATTTGCAAAAAGGCACCGGTAATGTGCATGCCAGCATAACGTCAAAATACGACACGAAGAGGAGGGCTAAATAATGTCGATCACCACAGATATTGACTGGCCCGATCTTCTGAAGTGCACTGTTTTGCAAGATGGCTACTCTTTGTCTCCCGTTAGCCCACTGTTACGCACAGATCTCGATAGTGGTCGCGCGCGACAACGGCGTAAATACCTGTCAACGCCGATGGAAGTTAATCTTAACTTTCTGTTTACGCCGGGCGAATACATGCTGTTCGAGGGGTTTTATCGCTATCAGCTGAAGGATGGTGCCGCGTGGTTCAATATGCCGCTTATCCTTTCGACGGGCGATGATAATTACGTCACCCGATTTAAAGACATCTATTCCGAGGCTGATATTCAGTCTGGTGTTAGCTGTTGGAAACTTTCGGCCACGCTTGAAGTCTGGATTCGTCCTGTTATTGACCCGGATTGGAGTGATATTTTACCCGACTACCTGGTTGGTGCCGATATCTTTGATATAGCCATGAACAGGGAGTGGCCATTAAATGACAATAATTGATCGCTTATATGCCAGCGGCGGCGATGAAGTTATTTTGGATACGCTGTCGATTGATATCGGAAGTCAGCAATTCAACTTGGTGCAGGCCTATGAGGATATTACGCTGGGGGGTGTCACCTACACCGCCTGTGCCATGGACTTGGCATTGCCAGAGCGCAGTACGGAAGGCGCGCAAGACCTGGAGTTTACTCTCGGCAATATCACGGGTGAAGGATCGGCGGCAGTACGCACCGCCCTTGAGAATTTAACCGAAGCCACGGTGACATTCAGGCGATTCACGAGTGATGATCTCACGACGCCAGCAGAAACCCCCTACAGCATGACATTAAAAAGTGCGGACTGGACGAACCTGCAAATTAAACTCACTGCCTCTTTCATGAATGTGCTGGATACCGCCTGGCCTCGGATGCGCTATGTCTTAAGTCGGTTCCCGGGGCTGCGCTATTTATGAATTTAGATAAATATCAGTCAGTGCGTTATGTCGAGGCGGGCAGGAATTACCCCCATCTGGATTGTTATGGCCTGGTGCTAGAAGTACGTCGTGATCTGGGCCTAAAGGCATGGCCGGAATATGACGGGGTGACCCATCAAGATCGGGGCGTAGAAATCCACGCCAGAGAATTAACAACCCTCTTGGAAAAATGTGAGCCCATGCCAGGTGCCCTGATTTTGGTCATCAGGCGCGGCATTGTGGATCATGTCGCCGTGGTGATTAGGGATGGCCCTTTGCTGTGCGTAGCCGAATGCAATCCGGGCAGCAACGTAACGGTGCAGCCGCTGGGCAGGTTCATGAGAAAAAACACTAAACTGGAGTTTTGGAAATAATGACAATTCTAGTTTTTACGTCAATCCTGGCTGAGATTCCAATAGAAGAGCATCAACACCAAGAAACCACTATTTTTGAGTGGCTGTGCTCAATCAGCGCAAAGGCCCGTCAGGGAGCAGAACCAAAGTTTTTTATTACCGTTGAAGGTAAACGCATTCCGCAGGATGAATGGGCGCTAAGGGTGATAAAACCTGATGATGTAGTGCGTTTATATCCCATGCCTAACGGGGCTATTGGT